CTTGCCACAATTCTGCCACGCTGAAAGATGGATACATTCTGCGGACTGGCAGCGATATACACCTCAAAACAGCCACACTGGTAAAATTCAATATCCCATAAGAGCGAAGAATAACTGTCGCAGATAGCTTCCAAAGAAACAGAAATGCGGTTTTTTTCTGCGATAAGGTTGTAAATTTCCAACTGCATTTCTCACACTCCCAGATAAGAATTGCGGTGCATCAAAGTTACACGCAGTTTTTTCACACCACGAACTGCCTCGACCCGAAAGATATTCGTGCCTTCCTTCAAGGTCAGCCAAGTCGAACCGGAAACCAGCCGGTTCAGGATGTTGCTGTCCACACCATTGCGTGTCAGCGTAACGGTCTTGTTTCCGGTTTTCGTGGTAACCGTAATGACATCGCCGGTCAAAATGTCGCCTTTGATTTGCAGATATTCGCCCTTTTCGTTGTAGATGGTCGGTGTCACTGCCACTACTTCCTGCGGAATATCACTGGGCAGTGCCTCGATTCGCAGGGTGAATCCGATTTCATCCCCGTCATTGGTGATAGAGAACAGGTTGCTGTTGGAATACACGCCCAAAGGAAACGGAGCATCGCTCTCCGGAAAAGGAAAGTGAAATACTCCGGTGATGCCGCTGTAATAGGCATAGAAAATATCCCGACTGTACCAGTAAATGTCCGGACAGAGAATGGAAATCTGCCCGCTGATCTGCTGCTCGAAATTTGATACTTCACAGGTTTCTACATACCCTTCGGCATAGACATCGATGTTCGCCGTCTTGTACCAGATCTTGATGTATCGGGACGGCTTGACCACATGATACAGCCGATGCCGCCGTTTTTCGATGCCAATGCCACGCATGGCAAAGGAAATGACTACGTTTCGCTTTTCGATGAAGGCGTTATTCAGATAGCTGCCGTTCATGCCTGCATAGGAAGAAGTAGAAATCGTTCCGGCAGGCGGATTCAGACCTTCGATTTTGGAGGTCATGTATTGGTTGGCGGTGGCGGTCATATCTAATCGTTCACCGTTTTCATTTTCTAAAACCAGAGAAAAATACATTACACACCCCCATTACACATTCAACGCATTCCGTGTCAACCGATAAATCTCCAACCGTGACAGTGCCTTCGGCGATTGATTGGTCTGATTCACCGTTTTTCGGTTATCGGTATTGTAATAATTGTTCACCGTCCCACCGGAACTATCGGGCAGCATTGCTCCGGAAATCCCATGCAAGCTGTAATTCAGATCAGAATCCATGGTCAGCTGCATGGCTTTCGCCACACTGCCCACGGCTTTTTCCACATACTTCTTGCTCTTGTCGATGCCGTCTGCCAGCCCTTTCATAAAGTCCGGCATCCAGCTCTCATAGTCTGTTAGCGGTCCTTTGTCCGGTACAGAGAAGTGCAGGAAATCCCGAATGGTATCGGCAACATTGGTGACGCAGTCCGCCAGCCAGCCGATGGCACTCTGAATGCCGTCAATGATGCCCTGAATGATGTCCCGTCCCCAGTTCCAGGCATCGGAAGCCAGTCCCTTGATATATCCCACAGCGGCATCGAATCCATTCTGAATGGTGGATTTGATGCCGCTGATTTTGTCGGAAACTGCAGAACGAATGTTGTCCCAGATGCTGGACACCGTAGAAGAAATGCTCTGCATCACGTTGGAAATGGTACTCTTGATGCTGTTCCAAATAGAAGATACCACCGACTGGATGGCGTTCAGAACATTGGAAACAGCAGAAGAAATCCGATTCCAGATGGAGGATACCACAGAAAAAATGGCATTCATCACACTGGAGATCGTGCCGGAGATGCTGTTCCAGATGGAAGAAACCACATTCCAGATTGCAGACAAAACAGAAGAAATGAAACCAGATACAGCATTCCAAACCGTAGTTACCACATCTTGAATCGCTGTCAAGACCGTGGAAATCGTATTGAAAATGGCATTCCAGATGGTTTCAAATGTCGTTCGGATGCCTTCTAAAATCGGTGTTAAAAACGACACAATTGCATTCCAAATGGCACTGATCTTCTCCGAGATCCAGTCCATCACTCTACCCACAATGATTTGAATGGCTTCAAAAATCGTCTGAAACAGATAGCCGAATGCTGTGATCAGCGGTTCTAAGGTGGTGTAAATGGCATTCCAAACGGTCGTAATGACGTTATGAATCGCTTGAAATACCGTAGAAACCACAGTGTAAATGGCATTGAAAATCGTGCTGAAAAAGTTGTAGATTCCAGTCCAGATGGCAGTGAAGAAATCCCGGATCGCTGTAAATACGGTCGTTGCCACCGTCTGAATGGCAGTGACAATGGTGGTGAAGGTATTGGAAATGGATGTCCAGGTGTTGACGAAAAAGTCCCGGATTCCGGTAACAATTCCCGTGAAAAAGGAAGCAATGCTGTTCCATGTGTCCACAAAAAATGTCTTGATAGAAGTCCAGACTTCGTTCCAGCTTGTTCCGAACCATCCCAGCACCACATCTGCAATGCCTTTCAGAGTATTCATAATATTGCGGAACGTGTTGACAATGAAATTCCAGATAGACGTAAAAATACCCTTGATTCCATTCCAGCACTGTTCCCAGTCACCAGTAAACAGACCAATCAGCACGTCCAGCAGCCCCAGAAGAACACCAGTAAACTCTGAAAAGATGTTGGAGATATTCTGAAAGACACCTTCAAAAATGGGAGCCAGCAGATTGCACAGCCCGTCCCACGCCGCTTTCAGCACATCGGTGAAGCTTTCAAAGTCAAAGCCCATGGCATTTAACCGATCAGTGATGCCCTGTGTCAATCCGGTAAAGGTGCTTTTGATTTGCTCCCAGATGGCGATGATGTTGCTTTTGAATTCGTCATTGGTTTTCCAGAGATGCACAAAGGCAGCCACCAAAGCAGCAATAGCTGCGATAATGGCGAGCAGCGGACCTAAGGACACGCCTAACGCTCCGGTAATGGCTCCGATGCCACTCTGCACAGCAGAGAACAGGGCAGGCAGCTTGGAAATGGCAGAAAAGACCGTTCCCACACTGGAGATGGTCTTCCCCAGCACCACCAGCATCGGCCCCAGAGCAGCAGCCACCAGTGCAATTTTCGCAATGGTTTCTTTGGTCTGTGGGTCTAACTGGTTCAGCTTGTCCACCAAGTCCTGTATACGGGAAACCACAGACCGAATGGTAGGCATCAGAATATCAGAAAAGGAAATTGCCAATTCTTCCAGTTGGGATTTTAGAATAGTCACTTGCCCGGCAAGATTGTCCTGCATGACTGCCGCCATTTTTTCAGTCGTGCCATTATAACCGTCTACTGTATCTGAACAGGTATCAATGGCATTGGACAGTTTTTCAAAGTCCGCCGGGGAACCGTTGATGATTGCCAGCATACCGGACATTGCTTCTTTGCCAAACAGCGATGCGGCTGCCTGTGCCTGTTCTGCCTCAGAAAGACCGCCTAATTTCTGTCGGAGTTGTTCCATGAGTTCCCGCAGAGAATACATTTTGCCGGAACTATCTGTCAGAGAAATGCCGTACTGCTCCATGGCGGATGCCACCGTATCGGTCGGTTTTGCCAGATTGGTAATGGCGGAACGCAGTGCTGTACCAGCCTGTGAGGATTTGATGCCGGCGTTTGCCATCAGTCCGATGGCAATGGCAGAGTCCTCAGCTGAGTATCCCAAAGAACCCAGCACCGGAGCGGCATACTTGAAAGTTTCGCCCATCATGCTGACATTGGTGTTGGCATTGCTTGATGCGGCAGCCAGAATATCTGCAAAGTGTCCGCTGTTCGAGGCAGACAAACCGAAAGCGGTCAAAGCATCCGTGACAATGTCTGAAGTAGATGCCAAGTCCTCGCCGGAAGCAGCAGCAAGATTCATGATACCTTCGATACCGCTGAGCATATCGTTGGTTTTCCAGCCTGCCATTGCCATGTAGTTCATAGCATCCGCAGCCTCACTTGCAGAGAATTTTGTCTTGCTGCCCATTTCACGGGCTTTTTCCCGGAGAGCGTCCATCTCTGAACCGGTGGCACCGGATACCGCCGCTACCTTGGACATAGCAGCATCAAAGTCTGCACCAGTTTTCACAGCAATGGTGCCCAGAGCCGTGACACCGGCAGTGACTGGCAGCAGCTTTTGTCCCACGCCAGAGATCTTATCTCCGGCATCCTGCATTTTTTCTCCGACCACACCCAGTTTTTCCAGGACAGTGTGAGAATTGTTTGCTTCTGTGGTCAGGCGTTTCAGTTCGTTTTCGGTTTCGATGATCTCACGCTGCAAAGCATCATACTGCTGCTGTGAAATTTCACCATTTGCAAGAGCCGTATTTGCCTGTTCTGCCGCAGTTTTCAGTACTTCCAGCTTTTCTTTGGTGGCAGACACCGCATCTGCCAGCAGCTTGTGCTTCTGGGACAAGAGTTCGGTGTTGGTGGGGTCAAGTTTCAGCAGCTTCTGGACATCTTTCAGCTGCGTCTGTGTACCCTTGATATCCTTGTTGACACCTTCCAGGGCTTTGGATAGCTTGGTGGTATCGCCGCCGATTTCTACGGTAATGCCTTTGATGCGGTTTGCCATGTAATCACCTCAGTTCTAAAAAAATATCAGCTTTTTTATCAGTAAAT